AGAGTTCTAAGTGCTTTTATCAATTCTTTACATCTTGGATGAATAAAAGTTCTTCGATCTCCATTTGCATCAAGCAAGGCAGTGTTAACAGAAGTAATCTTATCTCTAATTTTCCAAGGTGCTTTTGGACTCATAACTGTAAAACCATTACGTCTGAGAATTGTATGGTCAGTGACACCAACCCCACTTGTTTTTCTTGCACTACCCGTTGGGTCAGGACAGGCAATAATTCTACGATCAACTCCATACCGCCTTGTAACCTCTTCCGCAAAATCCCAAGTGGTAGCACCACCTGTTAGCATGATTTCATCAAATACATATAGGTTATTGTCATGCTTTACCGCACAAACTCCTGCCATAGGGTCAACGTTAAAGTCCAAACCAATTAACAAAGGAAGCATATGTAGATCAGCTACCTCCTTATCAATATTGTCATCACTAAAACTAACAGCGACAAGACCAGTTAAGTTCTCAAAACTAGCCTCAAACTCCTGTCTGAATGTCCTCGCATCTAACTGACCCCTGGCAGCTTCAACCTCTTCAGCCTTAACATTACCCCCTTCAATCGTAGTAAAACTCCATCTCTGCCAATCATCCCACTCTTCTTCGCCACAATAACACCACATATCATAAAACCAACTGGCAGTGCCATCAGGAGTACTAATAAATAAAGCCCACCCCTGTTTATCGGCCAGAGCAGGTCTGATAACTTCAGCCCATACCTCTCGATCCATAAACGCAGCCTCATCCAAAACAACACCAGCTAAACTTCTACCCCTCAATGCCATCGCATTTTCAGTTCCTTTCAACTCAATAGTTGATCCATTAATCAGTTCCAACCTCAAATCTGTCTCATTCTTACTCTTAATCCAAACTTTAGGTGTTAACCTTTTTAACTCCTTCCACGCAATATCCTTTGCCATCCGATAAGTAGGAGCACAATAGAAATAAACTTCATTAGGTCGATTGATAGCTCCTCTGAGCAACTCAATACAGGATAAATATGATTTCCCAAACCTTCTTCCTGCAACCAACACCCGAAATCTTTTATCACTATTGAACACCTCTCCCTGGGCATACCTCAAACTTATCTCTTGCTGTTTTGTAGCCGTCATAAATTAAAAATAACAGTTTTTTATTCTTATACCCCCTATTTATAGCCTATTCCTGCTTTTTTAGGTTATAGTTCCAGTAATAACCCTTTACAAGATCAAGTCCGTGGCTTCTTCTATCTTCCCAGAAAATATAATTAATAATCCAATAGCAAATCCAGCTAAAAAAAGAACTCGCTCAACTGCATACGAAGTTCAAAAAAGATCTCAACGCTTATACTCACGTCAACTTGAAGGTAAAACTACTCGCCAATTAGTTATAGAACACTCAAATATAGAACAAGTTTCAGAAACTACCGCCTGGGAAGATTGGAATAGAGTTAAAAAATGGAATGATGAAGATTGGCAAAAAGATAGAGAAACTTTACTTCCTAGACTACAAGCAATGAGAGTAAGATTATTCAATAAAGCTGTTAAAAAAGGTCAATTACAAACAGCAGCTCAAATCTTAGATAGCTTAGGCAAAGTTATAGGCGAATCCGTAGAAACTGTTAATATCCAAGCTCCAGAATTATCTATTCGAGTAGAACCAAAAAATTAATCGAAATATATTTAAGTTCCCCAACCGAGCCTGCAAAAATTTTTATGTACTAATACACCCCCCAAGCCTACAGCAGTCCTTAGAAGTCCATACAAGTGCCTTACAGTACACTTTAGTTACTAGGAGTTTTAAGAAGTCCATAAAAGTAAATAGAAGTAAAAATTATTCTCTTGGAGTCCATAGAAGTATTAACAAATAATTTATTTTTACTTTCTAGTAGTTTTGTTTACTATTTTCTGCTATAATAAAAATAGTTAAGTATTTCAAATTATTTTTCTATGTTCATTTCTTCCAATTCTTTTTTAGTTTCTGGAATAACAACAAATAGAAATTTACAAAATGCATAACTTAATCTAAACAAAAATTATTAACTTTCCAAAAATGAAAAAAACAGAAAAGCAAATTTTCAAAAGCAAAATTTTAAAGCAAGTAAAAGAATTAACAAATAGAGGTGAACACGAAAAAGCTTCAGAGTTATTCAAAATTTATTTCTTTTAAAGATTCCTTAAAGCCTACTAAGTAGGTTTTAAAGAGTCCTTAAGACTCTAATTCAAATTATTCATTACTTCCAAAATGAACAGCATTAATTTATTTCCCGTAGAGGAAAAACAAACCCTAAAAGCAGAAAAACTTAAATTTAGTTTTTCTTTTAGTTCATATAGTTCTTATATGACTATCTCCGATAGTTCCAAAGAGTTAACTATTTATCTTGATGATAAAGCCGTTAGAGATCAGATAATCTTTAACGTAAATAACTTAAACGCTAGTTATTCGAGAGATAAAAGTTTTCTAGTTCAATTATTCAAGTCAGTAGTGACAAGAATAAATGAAGCAGATAAAGAAGATAGAGCAGAGTTAGAAAAATGGTTAGTTGATAATTTTAAGCATCAGGAGTTAAACAACTAATGGATAAGAAGAAAACATTATTAGCTTTTATTCGAATTTCTGGTGGCTCAAGTTGGTATCAATCAGAAGATAATGAGCCATTAGAACTAATGGCATTAAAAGCAGCAAAACAAGCAAAACAAGATTGGAAACATTTATTTAAATTCAAAAAAGATGGGGAGTGGATTATACCTATTTATGATGTTTCTAAATGTTCTAATGGGTGGGTTGCTCAGTCATTTCCAAGCGGAATATTTCCAGTTTTAAAAAATGGAAAATTAGGCAAGAAACCTTGCAAATTTGTTAAATCAATCAAACTATTTTATTAATTATGAAAATCAAACAAGAGCAAATCAAATGCACTTTACCAGTTGAACTACATGCTCAATTGGTTACAAAGTCAATAGAAGTACTTGGGGAAGTTAATCTTTCCCAATACTTACGAATGTTAATTCGTAGGGATTTAAAACAATGAAATTAAAAATTCAATTAACTTGCTATTTAATTTTAATAGCTTCAATTTGTTTTACAGGCTTTGAGATTTTCCAAAGCCTAAACAAAATACAAAACAATTACTTAAACAATTACAAGGAGATTTTAAAAGATGCTTAATGTATTACTAATTGCTAATGAAGCTGGCCACGCTGGACATATTGCCAGCACTATATCAAAAGAAAAACTTGTTGATTTCGTAGAAGACAAAGGTTATGAAGCTGTAGAGTTTCAAAATGAGGACTATGATGATGAGACAGTCGCAGAATTAGAAGAGCTAGGTTACTTCACATTAAAAACACTTCCAGATGCTGAGGATACGTTTTAAAACTTCAGGATAAAAAATTATTAACCCTAGAAAAAATCTAGGGTTATTTTTTTAAAAATTTTTTCATTTTTTTTTTTTTTTTTTTTTTTTCTAAAAAAATTTTTTAACTAATAAAAAAATAATTAATAAAAATCATATATATATCTAATAAAAAATTGAATGGAAAAATTGAATGGATTTTTTGAATGTTTAAAAATTGAATGAATTTTTAATAAGTTGAATGTTTTTTATTAGCATGATGTTATACTTATATTGTCAATCTATATTTAATTATGACAACAACAAAAGAAAAAAAAGAAATAATGTATAAAAACATTATTGAACATGGTAAAGACTTAAAAAGAGTTTTTAATTTAGATTCATCTATTGATGAAGTAAAACTTTGTAAGGCTTTATTTAGAATAGAAAATAAAGCTCATCAACTAGCCGAACATTTTTGTAATTTTTATGAAGATGAAGAAAAACAAGAAAAAATTATTGATGATATTTTAAATAAAGTTGATAAACTTTTAAATTTTAAAAATCAGAATATACCAGTTTTTTTTAATGGAGATCCTAGGGGATTTACTTTAAAGATTGATTCTGACTATATGAGAGATAATAAAATTTATCCTTTTTATAGTGATTGGGGAAATTATGGAATAATTGCACCAAGTTTTAGAGAGTCTTAAAAATAAGACTCTTTTTTATTCTCTATAGTTTACATATAAACTATTAACATATATACTATTTACATAACATCATATTTAATTATGGCACTTTCCAAAAAACAAACTAAGTCCATGAATGGGCAACCCATGAATGAAATGTTTTTTCAATCAATCATGGGAGAATATTTGATTGATCCTAGTGAATACTATGAAAATCAAGGTATCCGTAGAGCATACGCTATGAATGATGAAGTCATGCTAAGAAAAATTCTTGAATGTGAGTATTAATTATGAAATATTTAGTTAAAACATTATCAGCATGGACTACTTTTGAAGATTTAATTTTAGATGAATTAGAACTACAAGAGTATAAAGAATATGCAAGAAATCAACAACTACTTTTAGAGATTGAGGAAATTTAATTATGCAAGAAATAAATTTACAAAAAATAGCATTAGTTGAAACTTTTGTTAATTTCTATCTATCTAAAAGTAAAGTTTTAGATGAGCGTTTGAAATCAGATATTGTCTGGTTTGCTACTGGTTTAAAAATGAGTGAATTTGAAGCCTGTAAAGCCGTAGCTGAAGATTTATTTATAAAGGAGATTAATAACAATGAATAAATTAGAATCAACAATACCTTTTTGTGGTTTTTATTGCTCATTTATTGATGATGATATATATCATCAAATAGGTCAACAAATAGAATGGGATTGTGATATATATGACTTAAATGAAGATGAGCAACAAGTCTTAGAAGATAGTTATTTAAGTATTAATAGATCATATTTTTATAATGAAATAGCTAAAGATTATACAAATTTTTATATTGATGCACTTAATGACAGATTAGAAGGATTTAATTTAAATGCTAAATTTAATCTTCTAACAAGTCCTAGAGAATATAACTTTGAAACAGATAGAATTTTTATAGATATAGAAAAGAATCATGCTATTGATTTTATTAAATATATAATCAAAAACTATAAAAAAGAATTAGAAGAAAAAATAAAAGAAAGATTTACAAGTAGGGATGGTTTTTGGTCACATTATAAAAACAGTTTAGATTTATGGACTAAGGATTATTCAGAATGGGATCATAATCAAATTGGTACTTGTTTTGAATTATTTGATTTAGAAGAAGAAGATATTGATTATTCTCTTAGAGAATATTTAAGTGAAACAATAATGGATAACTTAGGAAATACGTTAGGTCAAGATGGTATTGATTTATTAGATAAGAAACAAAAAGAGAAAGATAAAAAAGAATTAATGGATAAACAACAACTAAAACTAAATTTTAATTAATTATGAAAATTAAAAATGATGAACAAGCATACCTTCATGCTTTAGTTCTTTCTATTACTGCACCAACTGAAGAAAAATCTCAGGAGTGCATATATATGGCTGAGTTAATTGGCTCAAGATTAACTGCTAAACAAAGAGACTTATGCCAAAAGCATATTGAATATCTTAATGAGAGTAATTTATTATGACTTATCAATGTAAACAAGTAGATATAGGAGATAAGTGCATAGAGTGTTTTAGATCCACTTCTTTTGGTACTGGACTTTATGTAAATAGATTATCTGCTGATAATGATAAATACATTGGATATTTATGTTCAGAATGTAACTGGTATCCATGCGATAGGTGCGGTCAAAAAATTTATTTTGATGAAGATTGTACACCTTATGACGTATATGTAGCTCATGAACCACATGAATTTAAAGATGGTTCATATAGGGTTCATTATGAGTGTCTAACTGAAGAAGAAAAAGAAATTATGGAGAAGAATAATGATTGATAAAGATAACTGGGAAGAAAATAAAGATGAAGCTAAAGATATAGCTCAAATATATATATATGATGAAAAAAGAAAAAGTGAGTGTATAAAGTATTTTATTTCTCACTTTAAAATTAGTCAGGCTACTGCTTATAGATGGTATGACAAAATTTATAATGAGCTATCAATACCTAGTGTAGATAAAGCTAATAAGTTAGCTGAATATAAAGCTAGTGTGGAAGATGAAATTGAAAGAAGTATGAAAGATATAAAAGAGTTACCAGTAGAAGAAAGATTTAAAGTTTTATCAATGATGACTAAGTTAAAAAAAGAATTAAAGAAGTTATGAGAAATTCTCATGAGAATCACTAATTAATTAACTGGCATTAAAAGTTTCGTGGTTGCTTCTTTTATGTAAGTCCAGTACTTTCCAAATTACAAAAACTTAAATGAAAAATGATTGATAACCCATTACCAAATCAAGTTATGGAAGAATACGATAGCTCTTACATAAATGAAAAATATGAAGAGCATTGTGCTGATAAAGCTAAAGAATTAGCTGAAATTAATAATTTATTACCAGATTATTATGAACCTTTTATAGAGTTTTACATTGAAGAATGTAGAGAATCAGATAGAGGTTATTTTTTCTCTGATGATAAATATATTATTGATCTTTGGTGGGATCATAATAAAGATTTATATGAAACTAAAACACCTTATATGGAGATTAAAAAATGAATAAATACGAAGTAAGAGTAACTCAAACTCACGTTGATTACTATCACATTGAAGCTAAAAACAAAGATGAAGCAACAGCTTTAATTCGTCAACACGTTATTGAAGATGATTGTTTTATGAATCCAATTAAAGTTGACACTATTAAACGTAATCCAGAAGTAGATTATGCTTTAGAACTAAATTCAGAAGGAGAAATAATTTATGACTGAATTTGTACCAATAACAAGATACTCAAGATGTAAAAGATACTCAGGTGCAGTTTTAAAATGCCCTGAGTGTCATACTATTACAAGAACTGGTCATCTTTCATGGACTGTAAAAAGATGCCAGAATTGTGAAAGACATATAAATAAATTTGATTGGTTAATAGAAAAAGGTAAATATTCTAAAACTTAATTTTTTTTAAGTTTTACTAATAAATCATGTATAGCTTCTCTGATTAAAAATCCTGTAGATAAACCAGATTTTGAAAATTTTTTTAGCTCTTCATATTCGTCTACATCAACAGCTACACAGATTCTTTGTAAGTTTTTGTTCATAATGAATGGCGATATACATAAATAGTATATCAGATAGTTATAACTTTTAGTATGAATGGCAAAAAAAGAAAAAGAAAAGAACCAAAAGAAAAAGAATATAATATATATAAATATATTTTTAATAAATATATAATTAATAATATATATA